CTATTTGTAACACTACCTAGAAAGACTGTAAAAGATAAGAGGATTGCTTTAAATATGAATACCTATAGGAATTTACATCATAGAATAAGTAATGATGCTAAGAAAGCCTATTCAGAGGCTCTTAGAGAGCAGTTAAAGGACTTATCTATACAAACACCTGTCGAGGTAACTTATAAGGTCTATAAAGCCTCTAAAAGACGCTTAGACAAGATGAATGTGATTAGTGTAGTAAGTAAGTTTTTATTAGACTCGATTACAGATTATGGTTGTTGGGAAGATGATTCAGATGATTATATTAAAAAAGAAACCATCCTGCCTACAGAATTAGATAGAGAAAACCCAAGAGTAGAAATAATTATAAAAGAGATTTAATGTTAGAAAAATTAGCAGTTCATCAAGAGTTATGGATTAAGATGTTAGTGAATTTAGGATGTAAGATTGATGTAGCTGAAGACTTGGTTCAGGATATGTATCTTAGGATGCATAGACTTGTAAAAGATGAGAGTAGAATTATGTACAAGGATGATATTAATAGGTACTTTGTATGGGTTACATTAAGGAATTTGTATTACTCTTACTTAAAAGATAAACGTAATAGTATTTTCTATGAGATATTAGAGAATGATGAGGTTGTTGAGAAGCAGTATGATGTGGAGGAAGATGATGCTTTTGAGAAGATAATGAGTCAAGTAGAAAGTATAACATCTGGTTGGACTGTTTACGATAAGAGGTTATTTGAATTGTATTTTATACAAGGCTTATCTTTACGGGCTATATCTAAAGGAGCTAAGATAGGATTGACTTCTATACATAACTCTATACTAAACCAAAAAGCTATATTAAGAGAAAGTTTATCAGAAGATTTAATAGATTATTTTAACCAAGATTTTGACAAGATATGAAACCAGACAATTATTATTTAGAATTAGAAAAGAAAGGATACTATGAAACTATAGACAAAAGGTCTAAGGATTACAGAGAGTATAAGGAATGGAACAAGACTAAGGTGTCTAAGGATTATGAAGCACTTAAAGATAATGTTGCTAAGCAATCTGAAGGTGTTGGAGATACAGTAGCTAAGATTACTAAGGCTACAGGAGTAGATAAGTTAGTTAAGTTTATAGCAGGAGAAGATTGTGGTTGTGATGATAGGAAAGAGAAACTTAATAAGCTATTTACTTATAAGAAGGTTAATTGTATATCAGAAGAAGATTACGTTTACTTGAATGATTTCTTAGGAGGTAATCCTCGTAAAACTACGTCTCAACAAAGAGCAAGGCTAATATCTATTCATAATAACATATTCAATACCAATCAAAAAAACACAAGTTGCAGACCTTGTATGATAGGAATTGTAAATAAATTAAAAAAGTACTTGGAAGTCTATAAATAGTTTTGTAGTTTTGCTTTAAATTAAAATAAACATATTATGAATCAAATCAAAAATTAAATTATGATAATATTAATACCAGTACTTGCAGCAACATACGTAATACAATTAGTTGTGTTTTTTGTAACTATTGCTACAGATGCTCAGTACGAAAATATATTACCTAGAGTAATAGCGACCAAAAAACAAGCGTTACTTTACATAACACCTTTTGGATTCCTTTACGCTTTGTATCTTCACTGGAAAACATTAAATTAAACAGATATATTATGAAGCAAACTAAAGAAGAGAAATTAACCAAGTTCTGGAATCATAGAATCAATCCTGTTACAGGTTGGTTTGATGACAAGAGAATGCATAAGAAGAAAAAACCTAACAATAAACTACTGATTTATGAAAGTAATATTTGATGCAGATAGTTTAATCTATGCTTCTTGTTTTAAGAAGAAAGATGATAGAGAGTTTCCTGAAGACTTATTTGAGACAGATGTTAATGTTGCTTTCAATAAGTTTGAAGTTAGCTTTGAAAGGTTACTTGATTTCTTAGAAGAACAAGTGAATGTTGATGAGGTAGTATTTTGTAATGGTTCTAAGAATAACTTTAGGAAAGATATATCAGCTACCTATAAGTTAAATAGAACGCAAAAGAGACCAGAGATATTACCTCTACTTCACGATATGGTTAAGCTTGAATACAATTCTATTTATGGAGATGGTGTAGAGACAGATGATGTTGTAGCTACTCTATGGGCAGAAGAGGTAGAAAAGAATGGTATTGATTCTGTTGTTATAATGTCTTTAGATAAGGATTATAAGCAATTCCCTTGTTGGTTTTATGACTACAACTACAAGAAAAGAGAGTTAGTTAAAATATCAGAGCAAGAAGCTAATGAGAACTTCTATTCTCAGATGATTGTAGGGGATTCTGCAGACAATATAAAAGTTTGTAAGGGTTATGGTAAGGTGTATGCTCAAAAGTTGTTTAAAGACGCTAAGAACAAGTATTCATTAATGAATAGAACTTATAGACTTTATAAGCAGGTTTATGGAGATGATGCAAAAGCTATGTTTAATCAAGCTAAATCATTACTAACACTAAAAACAGATTGTTATGAGAACATTAAGCGATGAAGATAGGGATACTGTAGAATTGTACTTCTCGAATGCAATACTTGAGATGCAGGAAGGGTTACCTAAATACATTTTAGAGGACATTTTAGAATATTACGAAGAACAAGAGTTATACTTGGCTTGTGCTGGTATAAAAAAGGCTTTAGATTGGTATCAAACCAATACCTTTACTAAAGTATTACTTAAAATAGAAGAAATAAAAGAAAACAATAAATTAAACTAAAACAAAAAAGATGATAGATTACAACAAAAAAACAGCAGATGAATTAGCAAGAGATTTTGAATTATTAACAGGTATTGACTTGAATACTAACTCAAGGAAGACTGAAATAATGATTACAAGAACATTATTCTATAAAGTACTAAGAGATGTTAATTATATGAACGATAGAATGATTGCAGAATGGTTTAAAGAACGAGGATTAAAAAGAGATAGGTCTTCTATACTTCAAGCACTACAAAAAATAGGTATTTACTATAAAACATACCCATCATTCAGAGATTTTTATAATGTTTACTTTAATGATAAGGCTGAAGAGTTTTTTACAATAGAACAGACTCAAAAGAGAGTTTTAAAGGAGTCTAAACGTAATTTACATATAAACTCATTAAAAATAGGTAAAGATAGCTTAGAATTGCTTATAGACACTATTCCAGAGGATAGAAGAGATGAAATACGTGAACTTATTACTATGAGAGTTAAATCTTGGTCTTGGAAGAGTAAAGATGAATGTAAAATAATCGAAGGAGAGTCTATATTAGAATTACATTAACTTATTAATAAATAAATTATGAGAGGTACACAAACACATTACGAAAATGGCAAAGATTATGACATTATAGATGTTATTAGAGATTATGACTTGAATTTCTGTAGAGGTAATATAATTAAGTATATTGCAAGAGCAGGAAAGAAGCAAGATGAACTACTTGACCTTATTAAGGCACAAGATTATCTCAATAGAGAGATAGAACTATTAAGGGAGGCTAATTAGCTTCCTTTTTTAGTTTAAATGTTAAAGAAATGTTAAAATTTGTTAAAAAGTATTTATAATCCAAAAAACTATTGTAGATTTGTGTCATAATCAGGCAGATTGCCATAAAATAAATAATTATGTTACATTACAAAATTTACGACAACCAAAAAAGAACTGCAGAAAAAGTGTTTAATTCAATTAGTCTTGGTAATAGACGAATACACTTAGTAGCACCTACACAATCAGGTAAAACAGGAACTATTATCCATTTAGCTAATATGCTTCCTAAAGACAACTTCATTTTGACATCAGGAATGATGGACAATCATTTATTTAATCAGAATAGTTATATTGCAGAAGTAGCTGCTAACAACATTAGAGCTATAAAGATACATAACTTACTTAAAGAACCTAATCCTAAGAAGATAGTTAAAGACCTTAACATAAAGTATATTGTTATTGATGAGAATCACTTTGGTATAGGTGAGGAGTCAAGGTTAGATTTATTTATAAGAGACTTGCGTAACAACTGTCCTAATGTTGTTATTATATGGGTTGGAGCTACAGGTTACCAATTAATAAATAGTGATATTATTGATGATACTATACAGATGGATGTTCCAAGTAATTACTACGGTGTAGCTGATATAATAAAATCAGGTAAGATTATAGACTCTAAAGATTTTAAGTATTTATCTGAGTTAGACTCTAAGATTAGAAAGAAGAATAAAGTAGATTATGGAGTAGTAGTTAATGATGATATGATAAAATTACTTGACCACTTAAAGTCTTTTAAAAATGGTTTAGGTATTGTTAGAGTTCGTTCAAAAGCATCTGCAGAAGTTTTAAGACTTAGTTTAGTTAATAGATTTCCTTATGCAAAGGTTTTTGTTGCAGTATCTGGTAACGGAAGTTCATCTATTGCTGAATCAATAAAAGATGCTAAGATACTATGTAAGAATAAAAGAGTTATACTAATAGTATGTCAATCGTTAAAAGCTGGTATTGACTTAGGAGATGCAAAAGAATGTATTAGATTTATTGTAGAGACTTATAAGACCTGTGCATCTGTATCTCAAGGATTGGTAGGTAGAATATGTGGTTACCACAATAATACATCTTGTTTATTTGTAGCAGACCCAGAAGCTATAGCTTTACAAGCTGCCTATGAGAATAACTATAGAGTTGTTAATGAAGAATTTTTATCTAATTGTTTCTCTGAAAACTCAAAAAGATTAGGTACTAACTTTTCATTTAAGAGTAAGTTTAATACCAAGAGTGAATATTATTATGGAGGTAGTGCTTATAAAGTTAGTTCAATATCAGAACTTAAAAGCGAATGGTTTGCTGGTTATAATGACAGATACCTTGACAAATTAGCTAAACTTATGACTAAGATTAAAGATAGTAATGGTCAATATATTTTAAAGTCATCAGACTATCCTGAGAATACAGATAGAATAAATACTATACAAAGTGAGAAATTTAAGCATAGAAAACAATTTGATTTTTATGTAGGTAAAATGAGTGATAGAATTAACTTTACATCTATATTCCATAGGTTTGCTAATACCTCAGAAGGTAGAAGAAGAGGTGGTTTAAAGGGTGGTGAGTCTAATAAAGATTATGCTAAAGCAATAAAAGTTGGTATTTTGTATGATAATAACGACAAAATGTTTTATATTGCAGTCAGAGATTTACAAATGACAAAGAGACAACTTAACTTAAATATTACTAATAAAACTATTTTTAACCCATTAAATGTATAATTATGAGATTTAAAGAGATTACAGTAGAACTAATAGAGCAGTACTTAGATGGAGTACTGCACGGAGATGAGGAGCATAGAGAGTGGCTTACAGAAGCTACCTACGCATTCTTTGCAGAAGACAAGCCAATACCATCTCCTAGAGGCTCAGGAACTAAAGATAGGCTCTATAAAGAGATAGAAACACTTAGATTAAGAATAAAAGAATTAGAGCAATGAAAGAACTAATAGAAATACTACAAAAGATTGACACAGATTTTTATAACGGAGGTATTACCTTTGGTCAAAAGTATGACCTTATAAATGCTATTGAAGAGGTATTAAGAAACCAAGAATTTATTAAATAGAAGTTATGACAGAAGAACTAAAGAATAGGAT